TGCTTTGGTCCAAAGCAATGCAGCCGACAGCGATATCGAATTCGCCGGAAAACAAAATGAACGCAAAAGGGCTTCTCGAATTCAACGCAATGCCCACAGGTGGCGAGGACACTTTGCTCAGCTTGCTTACTGTGTTGGTGTCCATAACCACGGTTGGCGTTCCAACAAATGGACTTTGAACGAACATACCGCCGTCATCGTCAACAACAAAAGCTGTGCCTGATGATGCGTAAAGCTTGCTGATTTTGCTCTTAAGTCCAAACTTAGCCAGTTGAACGATGTTGCTAAGTGTCGCGTCGGGCAAACCCGTTAGAAACTGAAAAGCGGTGTCACCAGGAACGTGGGGGTGGGCTGCAATTTTAGTCACCATTCCGGGGGCTTCAATTCGCAAAGTACCACTGTCTAAGACAAACTTAACCTCAGGGCACTTGCTGACCGCCGACACTGTGTTTTCAAATTGAGAGAAGGACACGATTCGGCAACTCACGCCGATGTCTGGGAACCTGGCAAAAACCAGCTGTCCGTTCTTATGGGAGCCCCATACGCCAAACTCAGCTTCAATGTACAGCTGCCCGTTGAAGCCGAGCGCTTTGAACTGCTTCAGGATCTGGAGCAGTCGACTTACCGTGCTATTTTGAGATTTCTTAGAATTGGACATGGGTCACCTGTGGGTACTTTGACGTTGACGACTTTAGGATTCTTATTGTCTTCGGATTTGGAAGCGAAGCGCTTCTAGCTAGGCACTCGTCGACCGATGCCGGCGGGGCCTCTTGCGACCTGTGGAACCACCAAGACATAGCTTTGGTTCGCATGAAGCCCTTGTGTTCAAAAAATACAAACTCAGATGCAGTTCCGTTTCTGCCGCTGTAAGTTACTCGTAGTGAAGGTATGTTGGTCTTCCCAACGTGTTTGGCATAGAACACGTTGGACACTTCCCAAGTCTCTTCAAGCTCTTCTTGGTTCAGGCCACTAACAATGTCAGCTTCGCCGGCTTGAGTTTTAAACTTGACTTTCATCTGAAACTCGGCTTCGCACGCTACGCACAGTCGAGCTGAGGCGTGGTTTAGGAAGCCGCACGCATCGCAATACTTCGCAGGGGCTGGCTGTGCCGCTCCGCGCTCGCCAGGTTTCCTGGGCAGAACAGGATCGTTGATCGGGCCAAGTCGAGGCACGTTGCCAGCGAAATCGAGCACCAGGCAATCTCGCTTGCCTGGGAACGGCCTAGTCCCGCGCCCTAGCATCTGTACGTGCAGGCTTGAACTCATGGTCGCCCTCAGGAAGGCGATCATGTCAATCATTGGAGCGTTGAACCCTGTTGTTAGCCGGTCTGCGTTCACCATGGCTCGGATCGAAGGGTCAGTTTTGAAAGCCGACACGGCTGCGTCGTTTTCCGATTTACTAACCTTGGAGTGTGAGAAAACAGACGATACCCCGAACTTATCTAGAATCTCAACGACGCTTTCAACATGGGCAATGCCGCTGGCGAATATCAACCACTTAGCCCTATCGCCTGCAAGCTCCAGCATCTCTTTAACCGCACCGATTGTTATTAGCTCTTTGTTAGATGCCTCCTGCAAGTCCTTTGAGTTGAATTCGCCGGCAGTTACTCTGACTGAGCTTAAATCAATTTTAGTCCTTGTCCCTTTAGGCACAAGCGGAGCTAGATAGCCTTGACGAATGAACCAGTTAAATTCGTCACGACCTGTCATGTTAAAGCTGAAGTCCTCAAACACTCCGCCTTCGGTAAGCAGCCCGTGTTTCATTCTAAACGGGGTTGCCGTCATGCCAACAATTCTAACGCCAGGCATACTAGCTATTGCTTGCTGATACAGACCCTCTTCGCTAGGCGGAATGAGATGGGCTTCGTCTACAATAAGCAAGTCCCTGTGTCCGAATGCTGTCGGCACTTTCTTTATTGTTGAAACGTAGCTCTGTACTGAACCGAAGATTATCGGCTCTGCGCAATCTCTTCGCTTCAGTCCGTCACTGTGAAGACCAACTGGGGCTTGAGGCCAAACTTCAAGTAGCTCCTCGTAGTTTTGCAGAACTAGCTCCCTTACATGAGTCAGCATGACCACACGTCGATAGGGATTGTGTTGCATAACTCGGTATATTAGACCTGCAATGACCAACGCTTTTCCTGTTCCGGTAGGCAACCCTATTAAAGGGTTGCCGGACCTGAGTGATAGGAAATCTAGCGTACGATTGACCGCTTCTATCTGATAGTCGCGAGGATGTTTCACTTAAGAGGCTCCCACCAATCGCAACCTTGCAATAGCACTTCGCGAGGTATCACCTGGTTATTTTGGCCGCACACCCAAGTTGGACCGGGCATGGGTCGACCGTATTGGCAACTACGACAATTTTTAAGGGTCGGCAGGCCCGTTTCGTGGCAAGTTCGCTTGTGGTCACAGAACTTGCACTTATAGTACGACGGATCTTCCCGAATCCTGTCAGGAGGGTTTTGCGCCAAAACTACTCGGGTGGCCTTCTCAACAGCGGCCAATCCTCGATTTGGATCCAATTTCCTAAACAAAACCTTTAGTGTGTCGTCGTCTTTCTGTATGGCCATGTATACAGAATATTGCAACTGGTAAAACCAGCCGTAAACGCTCATCTGCGTAACGTGTTCAGGCTTAGTCTGGTCTAAGCCTAGCTTCTCTAATCTCTTGAAGCTTTTGGTGCCGTACGTCTTGAACTCCAGCAAAACTGGCAGCGGAAACGATAACCCTGTCACCGACTCAGGAAGTACAGCAATTCCGTCCAAACTTCCGCCGAAATGTCCGCCCACTAATCCGGACACTCGCCACTGTTCTCCGGTTTCAGGATTAACTTCATGAACCGTTGCGCCTATGCCTCTTAGGTAAGACACAAGGCGGTCCTCTTCGCAATGTCCCCGCTGAAACAGTCGCTTCATTCTTGCGGTATGGTCTTCTACTTCACCTGTATCAGGGTCTACCTTTTTGTAGTTTGGTTCGTTGAACCACCTGAACTTATAGAAGATTTCGCGTTCGCACTCTCGCCCTATTTCAGACGCGCCAAGATGGTCTCTGAAGTCCTCTGAGAATTCGGTAGTTATGTACTCGTCAATCTTGGCTGCGATTGACTTTTCAATTGACCGCATATTTTCATATGAAATGTCCATGTTAGCTCAGGCACCAACACAAAAGGCGCACGGTTGTCCATGCGCCTTTTGTATCTACATTTGTTTACACACCGTCTATCCTGTGAGGGTCAGCCGCCCCATCCACCCTGGGAAGGCTGAGCTGCGCCGCCCCATCCACCCTGCGCAGGCTGAGCTGCGCCCTGGGAAGGCTGAGCTGCGCCGCCCCATCCACCCTGCGCAGGCTGAGCTGCGCCCTGGGAAGGCTGAGCTGCGCCCTGTGCGTCCCCAAGATAGGGCTTTGTTCCATCGAAGGCGGTTACGCCGCGAAACTCAGTGTAGCCCTTCAAAGATGGCCCGCCGGTCTCAGGATCAACCTGAACGGCCATAGTAATCTTCACGGGTCGTTGGCCAAGGACATTCAAGTCAGACAACGGAGCACCCAACGGCAAACCTGCGCAGACAGCAATCTTGTACAAGTCGCGCTTTCCGATTTCAGAAGCCTTCGCCGATTGGTGGAAGCAATTGAAACTGAGTACTCCCTCTACACCTTTGAATTCTCCGTCCAAAATTCGTCCGGTAAGCGTAACCTTACCGCTATTTGCGTCCTTTGACGTTGCGCCGATCTCAGCCTTGGTGAACAGGACCGGATGCTCTCCTGCCGGGAAGCCTTTCCCAATGTCGGAAAGGGAACCTACGTCGGCCAAAGTGATCGGTGCGGTGAATTTTGCAAAACTCATGTTCGTGATCCTACCTCTATTTTGTTGAAAAGGGCAGCCAAATTCGGCTGCTCAAACGGAGCAACGATGTGCGCATTTCGCGATCGGGCATGCGTATCTGGCGTTGCAAAAGTTTGCCATGCTAACACAGGGTGCATCGGCCCGCCTGGAACATACACCCTGTCAGCATAATAGCACTCGTCAACCTCGTGCGGAATGTACGCGGCCAGTGCATTTCCAGGAAAGTTTGGAACTCGCTTGGAAGTCTCGCCAAGCTCCTTATAGCTAAGCTTGGCAATAAAGTACACGTTCTTTCCCAACATCTGGTTGAACGTGTCAAAAAATTTCTTTGTGTCTTCGAGCATAAACCCGTGAGCTTGAAGACCGTGAGTTGTTTTCAAGTTAGCGGCCTTCAGGTAATGCTCGCCAACTTGCGACATGCTGTCAATGCAAATCGTGTCGTAGTTTTTAATTTCGCCGCTTTTTGTTGACCAAGCTAAGAACTCGTTCAACTGAGCCGCATTGTTGGCCTCCCATGCCATTATGTTGTCGGGAAATGCAAACATGGATCGGCGTCCAGTCTCTGCCGACAATATTACTGGCCTAGGCGCCGTAGCGATGATCGGTGTTTTGGCCGTACCAGGCGGACCATACACCAACAGTTTAGTTCCATTATGCGCAGCCAACGATTTCGCCTTAACTAGTTTAGACATGGCTGAACCTAGTTATGCCTTCGGCGGCTTCAGAGTTAACTTGGGCATGCCGTCTTTTACAGTGACAATTTCCGAAAACAACCGCTTAATGTCTTCAGGCGCCTTTTTGAAAGCTCCAGGTTTGATGTCAGGCACCATCCTGATGAATTTCAAGATTTCTGAAACCTGCTCTGCCGACGCAACGTCCATCAGCTCTGAAAACTTATCCTTGTCAATTGAAAAGTTTTCGGGGACTTCCAACGAAATTGACCAACCTTCGGTCAACGGCAATACCCCCTTTTTCGCACCCTTAAATACGTCGGAAGCCACCTTTCGACGAGTTTCAGCCTCTGCGTCTTTGGCAGAGGCGAGGTGATGTTGCTGGCTATTCCACAGCATGACTAGTGCCAATTCATCGTCCGTCATGGGGCAGTTCTACCGTCGGTCGCAGCCATAGTCAATAACTTTTGACAACCTGAAGCAGCTCGCCTAAACAGGGCCGCATGGACCCGTCGACATCGGCAGAAAAGGCGCGCAAGCTGCTCGCCCTAGCACTAGGGCGCGGATATTCGCAGGGGGAGATAGCAGCCGAAGCCGGGGTTTCGCGCCAATGGCTGAGCGCGTTCGCGCTGCGCAAAATCTCAAACCCGACCAGCCGACAGCTAGATAAATTGCTGCCCACATTGGAGTGTTTGACGGATGCTGACTGAGCTGAAGCCGTACCCGCAATGGGTAATTTGGCGGTACTTGAATAGGGACGGGAAGGCGACCAAAATCCCGTTCAACCCGAAGACAGGCGTGCCCGCCTCAGTGACGGAGCCTTCCGACTGGTCGAACTATGAAATTGCTGTTCAGGCAGCTCGACGAACCAATGCCGACGGCATTGGGTTTGTCTTAACAGCAAATGATCCGTTCACGTTCATAGACCTTGACTCAACAGATTCACAGGAAGCCTTCGCCTTCCAGCAGCAGATTTTCAATAGGGTGAACACGTACGCAGAATTCAGCCCTAGCGGCAACGGTCTGCATCTGATCGCCAAGGCGGCCATAGGCGCAGGTGTGCGTGATCAGCGCTTCAAGGTCGAGTTGTATGATCGTGAGCGGTACATGACGATTACGGAAAACCCGTATCGCAATGTACCTATCACACAGTGCCAGGATGTTGTCACATCGCTGGTTGAGTATCTCAAGCCTAAGAAGGCTGCCTATCTGAACGCAAATTACACCGACTGCCACGCAACGGACGACGAGCGCGTTTTCGACTCGGCGTCGACGGCGGCCAATGGTCAAAAATTCATGGATCTGTGGGCAGGAAATTGGCAGAAATACTATCAGTCTCAGAGCGAAGCTGATCTGGCAATTATAAACATTCTAGGGTTCTTCTCAGACTCGAAATCTCAGATCCACAGAATGTTCCTTGAGTCTGGCCTTGGTCAGCGAGATAAAGCCAAGGCTGACAGATATGTGTTGCCGATGCTCGATAGGGCGTTCGACCAAAAAATGCCAGCAATCGACTTGGCCGCTTCGGTCAAGCTTAACTATCAAGCAACTCCTGTTTTAATTGACAGCAAGCCCGAAAAGGCAGAAATTGAATTAGAACTTCCCGATGGAGTTGTGGGCGAGCTTGCCAAATACATTTTTGACGCCGCACCTAGGCCGAATCAAGAAGTGGCACTGGCAACCGCAATTGGTGTTATGGCGGGAATCTGCGGCAGAAGTTGGAACGTATCTGGAACGGGATTAAATCAGTACGTATTCATCATTGGTAAAACTGGGATTGGCAAGGACGCTATCAACCTAGGGATAGGTTCTGTTTACAAAGCCGTTACGTCAGTTCTACCGCAAGCGAAATGTTTCTTCGGGCCTTCGGAAATCAGCTCGCCGCAGGCATTAAACAGGTACTTGGCGCAAGTTTCGCCATGTTTCCTATCGTACTGCGGCGAAATTGGCAAAAAACTTCAGGAGATGCAGCGCCCTAACGCCTCCGCGTCGTTGTCCGGTATGCACAGAATGGCGCTTAACTTGTATGCTGCGTCAGGGCACGGTAAAATTGTAGAAAGTACAATTTACTCGGACAAGGACAAAAACATCCAGCCTATGATTTCACCGTCCTTCACCTGGATGGGCGAATCCACACCAGAGATATTTTACGGGGCTTTGACGCAATCTATGGTTGCTGACGGCCTAATCCCGAGATTCCTAATCATCGAAACTCAAAGAAGCAGACCGCCTTTGAATGAGTTGCACTTAGCGATGAAGTTCCCAGATACGTTGGCTAGCAAACTGACCAACATAGCTGCAACGGCGCTTGCTAACTCTAAATCTGAGAGTGTGACTAACGTAACTCTGAGCTACGAAGCCGACCTGCTGTTCAGGAAATTCAACCAGTACTGTGATGACAGGATAAACGCAGCCATGGGCACGTCTGATGCCGTTAGGTCACAGCTTTGGAACAGAGCGCACCTAAAGTCGCTTAAGTTAGCAGCCCTAATTGCCGTCGGAAGAAATCCAATTCTCCCGCAGATAAACGAGAGTGACGCGAGGTGGGCCATTAAGCTTGAGAAATGGGAGGTAAAGCGAATCACAGCCAGATTCGACGGAGGTGATATCGTCGCCGACTCAAACGACGAACAACAGCTCACATCAATACGCAAGAAGATTGGGCTAATGTTAACCTCAAGCTGCGCAGAGCTAGGCAGCGCAATAAAGGGATTTGAAAACCTGCACAACGCCAAGTTAGTACCAATGTCATACCTGTTGAAAGTCTGCTTTAACATGTCATGCTTCAAGACAGACAGGCTTGGTCCTACGTTTGCAATCAAACGGGCCCTGCGCACATTGGTGGAATCGGGGGAAATTAAAGAAGTCTCGCCAGCTACAATGTCTGCGACATTTGGCAGAACATGCGTAGCGTATTCAGTTCAAACACCGGAGTCTTTTGGAGTATCGGATGTATCTGCTAAATAAACGAAGTTGCCTTGATATAAATCCTTCCGGAACGGATCATGTGGTATGCGACCCTCCGTTCAGCGAACATACCCACAGTTCGGCTGTTTCTCAGGTAGGCGGAGTTTTCGCCAAAAATGATTTCGGGTTCTCGTCAATCGCGCCTGAGCTTCAGGAATACATAGCATCGGCGTGCGCATGCGCGTCGGGATACAGCGTCATATTTTCGGACGATGTGTCGTTAGGAAGTTGGCGAGAAGCGCTAGGGAGGCACAGCTGTCGAATTGTGCGAACAATCCCTTGGGTTCGTTGGTCGTCGCCGAGCATCGTCAAAGGGAGGCCGCCCTGCATGGTTGAATTTGTGCTGATTGTCCTCGCTGAAGGGGGCGAGGAGACGTTCAGCGGACCTGGCAATTTTGGACTTTTCGAGGCCAAATGCCTAAGGGGCGCAGGCAAGCACAAAACCGGCAAGCCGCTCGATCTGATGCTCCAGATCGTGGACCACTTCACTCGGGAGGGCTCCCGAGTCTATGACCCAACGATGGGGAGGGGGACAACCGGGCTAGCGTGCCTGATGCTGGGCCGTCATTTCATGGGCTGCGAACTCAACCCTGAGGAGTTTGAAGCGGCCGAGGACCGCATCCGTCTGTGGGCAGTCCACGGCGAGCTAGACCCGACAGACGCAGCAAGAGAGGGCAGGTTCAAGGAGCTTCAGCGGGACATTACTGCGGACAAGGCCCGGATATCGGGGAACACCGAGCGGGTTAGGGCACGAAACAAGAGCAGAAAGGGGCTGCTCGACCCGGCCGACAAAGAACCGACGGACCAGCTTGACGACGCCGAGGTTAATACGCTAGAGGTGTGACGCCTAGATGAGGCCCGGATCGGGACATGTTGTTCTGATTCGGGCTTTTTCTTTGTCCAGCGCACAGTAAAACGCCCCAAGGTATTAACCAAGGGGCGTCCAGAGTCCAATCAAATCCAAAAGGAGTTCTGTGATAACCAGCTTGCGCATTCCAGTGCGCACCGAAAACAAGCCTCGGCAAAGGCGCATTCGGCTCAGCAAACGTGTCACATTGCGTCGAGCTGCGCAAGCTTCAGGTGGATTTTTTCTGCCAGCTGGTATGCGCCATTCTCGCGCATAAAGAAGCGGGATGGCGTCTTTTCGAGCCTAATTTCCTGCTCCGGAATGACCCGTACGCCGGTCAGCGGGACGAACAGGCACCTGTCTGCGTACCCGAGCCAATGGGCCTCCCAGAAGGCATTGTAGCCGGCAGCGCAGACGATACTGGTTGCGCCAGACAGGTAGCGCGCCCCGCAGGTTCGGGCAGGGTTCGACAGGTCATGGCCGTTCAATTTAACGATCCAATCGCAATCGGCCAAGTGCTCCTGTGCTTCAGGCATGTCGAATAATTCATCGAACTCGCCTGGCGCCCCGGAATGTATGACTGCGCCGATCCAGCCTGTGGGCACGCCGAATTTTTTGCGAAGCTCATCGCGTGGCAGAAGGTCATCTTTGTTCCAAAGTACGATTGGGTTTACGTTAGCGTCAATCTCCTCAAAGGTTACGCAAGGCTCAGTTGCGATCAACTTCGCGTTCGGGAAACGATGAAGCACGCTGAGCACGTTTTCAACAAACCACGCCCTTGTGGTTGCTCTGACCAAAACCCAAATGTCGAGTTTAGTTGGCCCGAACATTTCATAAAATCCACGTAACGTCTGGTCGACAATGACCAACTTCGGAGAAAGCTCCCTGAAAGAAGTTCGCATTTCGCGTTCGTTCTGAAGCTGTTGTGCGTTGCTAAAGTGCCCGAAACCACAATGCCCGTATGCATATGTGATCGACACTGCCCCCTCCAGAGCTTTGTTTATCGAACACCAAGTTGCGATATGCCCAGTTCCGACATGCCCGTCGGTGAAATACAAAACAGATTGCCTTTTTTGGGGCCCATTCATATTTTTTCAAACTCCTGCCCGTCAAGGGGCCCATTCATATTTTTTCAGTTTAGCACTCTGCCGCTATCTGATCTTGTTACTGAAAATTCTATAGCTTCACACACCCGGCATATCTGTTTAAATTCCTCAACAGACATGTCTGGCTCGTCTTTTGCAACAATGTGCATGCGCACGGTGTCTTTGTCGTAGCTTCTAGGAGGAGAAAAAACCTCCCTGAAGTTTTCCCAATAGGCGAAGGCTTTTAAGAATACAGAAACTGATACCTTTTCTGAAAAAGAAACGACAACCGTTCTTTCTCCTGAAAGGCTCAAGATAAAGTTGCAAAGGTGTGCTTGGGGCCCATTCATATTTTTTCAAACTCCTGCCCGTCAAGGGGCCCATTCATATTTTTTCGCGGCTTCGTTGAACCAGTCCGCATCATACTGAGTAATTTCCAATTGGCAAGTTCCGTCGTCAAGAATCGACCTGTGCATTACGGCAATCTCTGTCTCTCGCCCTGGAAGCTCAAAGTCGTCAGAATTTTCCATGCCGACTATCCACATTGCCACTACCCGCATGGCAGCTTGAACTCGGCAAGTGTCAGACAGCAAGTTCATATTTTCTGACACAATTTTTCCGTTGACAATTTCCGTTGATAGCTTGAACTCGGCCGGGTTTTCACTAACCGAGCATTCTGGCGTAAGTCCCCAAATGTCAGCCTGCCGAGTTAAAGACCCGACCTGGCACACTAGAACATTTTGCCACCTACCGAGAGATTCTGCCCAAATGTCGGTGAACTGCTCACTTCCGCAGCTAACTAGCGTTCGCGGACTAGAAGGGCAGGCAATTGGGGCCCCTTCATATTTTTTCGCGGACGCCTCGTCTTGGGGCCCATTCATATTTTTTCCAGAGCACCCGAACGTGAAAACTGCGGCAATCGCCGCACATTGTGCAAATTTTACCATTTTGAATTTCCTTTATTTGTGAAAAACACAAGGCTGAAGTTTCGGAAAATTTGTCAAAGCTTTATGGACAGACGGTAATGCGAAGCTCGGCTTGCCCCATGTCGTGAGCCGCTTGCATGTCGAACTTGATGCCAACGACGAGCCCGTGGTGCGGGTGCTCGACGCCAGCGGGAAGCCATGTTTTGAGCCTGGCATAACACTTGCAAATTTCAATGTTTCGATGCTTGAACTGCCGGAACGCGGATCGTCGTGGTTAAGTCGGCTCGATTTGACGCTGAAGGTAATCGAGCTGCGCCGAGCTGCGCCGAGCTGCGCCGAGCTGCGCCGAGCTGCGCCGAGCTGCGCCGAGCTGCGCCGAGCTGCGCCGAGCTGCGCCGAGCTGCGCCGAGCTGCGCCGAGCTGCGCCGAGCTGCGCCGAGCTG